CGGCTCGTCGCCGCCTGCCGACCGAAGCTCGTCTTCGGCGAGCAGGTCGCGAGCGCGGCAGTGCTCGGAAAGGTTGGCGGCACGGCTCGAACAGCGACTGAGGGCGCGGCTGGCTGGGCGTGGTTCGACGCTCTGGCGGCTGACCTGGAAGCGGCATCTTACGCCGTCGCGGCGGCCGATCTGCCGGCTGCGGGGTTCGAGGGAACAGGAAACGGTCCAGTGGACCGTTTCCCCCGAGAACGCGCTCCGCACATCCGCCAGCGGCTGTTCTTCGGCGCCGTCGCTCTGGAACCGGGCGGGCTGGGCGACAGCCTCGGCGCGGGATCACAAGGACGGATCGGAATGCCGGTCCGTCCCGATCAATGCGCTGCTGGGCCGGCAGGTCTGGCTCGCGGGCTGGCCGACGGCGATGGCGGGCTCGCCTTCGACGGCAGCGTACAACGCCGCCGGCAACACGGATGCGAGCCGCAGGACGGTGAAGCTGGTGGACTGGTCGAAGGCGCCGACCCCGCCGGGACCTGCGCGACGGACGGCGTTTGGCGAGATCCGGACTGGCTCCTCTGCCGCGATGGCCGCTGGCGGCCCGTTGAACCCGGAACATTCCCGCTGGCTGAGGGGATACCCGGCCGCATGGGGCTTTTGCGGGGCTACGGCAATGCGATCGTGCCGCCGCTCGCGGCGGAATTCGTGACGGCGTTTCTGGAGAGCCTGCGATGAAGCAGAGCCGGATCATGTCGATGGTCGAGGCGGCAACGAATGTCGTCGTCGGCTACGTTCTGGCCATCGCCACCCAGATCGTCGTGTTCCCGTGGTTCGGGATCGAGACGGGGCTGGCTGAGCATCTGACCATCGGCCTCGCCTTCGTCGGTGTTTCGCTGGTGCGGGGCTATGCGCTGCGGCGTCTGTTCGAGGCGATCCGGACGCACGGACGACAATGAGGAACCGCCGCCCCATTCGGGACGGCGGCATCGGGACCGTTGTTGTCCGGCGTCAGTCCTCGACGATCATGTAGGCCCTGCCGCGCCCCTCGGTCTTGTCAGAGGTGATCGTCAGGCCGAGCTTCTTTTTGAGCGCGCCGGCCATCGCACCCCTCACGGTGTGCGGCCTCCACTCGAGGGCGGCGGCGATCTCGTCGATGGTGGCGCCGCCCTCGGCGCGCAGCATCTCGATCAACCTCGCCTGCTTCGTGCCGGTGCGCGTTTCGCGAGTCTTGGGTGCCGGCTTGCTGTCCGGTCGCTCCGGCTCGATGCCGATGGCCGCGAGCCCCGCGTCCGTGATGTGCAGGAGAATGGCGCAGCCGTCCTCGTCGTTGCGCCAGATCCGGTTGAGCGCGGGATCGGCCTTCGCAAGCTGGTCCGTCACCGTCTCGGCGATGAGCCCGCGCTTCAGCAGAGCGCCTATCACTTTCCGCGCGGCGCCTCCGCGCAAGCTGCCGGGCAGCGGCAGGAGGTTGCGGTCCGCGCGTTGTGCGGCGGCCGAGAGGATCACGAGCTGGGTGTCGGAAAGTTTGGTCATCCGGGGTCTCCTTCATCGGGGCCACGACCATCGCGGCCCTTCCATGACCCCAAGCCCGCCAGCGGGCGGGCCGAAGTTCGGGCAAGGGAGGAAATCACTCGGCGTATTCGCCTTCGCGGAAGGCGCTGTCGGTGATGCGCTTCAGGAGGCTGGCGTAGTGTTCGAGGGTGCCGACGTGGCCCCAGTTCACCTCGTCGGGATGGGCGTTGAAGTGGTCGTCGCTGAGCGCCTGAAGGCGGGCGAGCATCTCGTCGATTTCGGCCTTTTTGCCAATGAAGGCGGCAAGTGCGGCTTCTCTGTTGCGCCGGGCCTTGTCGGCGCGGAGTTCGTGTCGGGGTGTGGTCTGGGGGTTCCGGCGGGTCATTTGTGTTCTCCTCACTTTGTCCGCTCGATCATGGCGAGGATGGCGCTGGCCATGCCGCCGAGAAACTCGCTGCGGCGGAAGACGATCTCGTCGATCTCGCTGGCGCGTTCGATGGCAGGGTCGACCGCGAGGTCATCGGCCATGTGCGGCAGCAAGCGGCGGGCTTCGGCGTTGTAGCGTTCGGCGAGGGTCATGGGGGGCTCCGTAGCTGAGTTGCATCGTCCTTGTGATGACAGGTTCGCTCTGGTCGGGAGGCTTATCAACACCATAAGCACATGATTTTGCATGATAATCGGAGCGTGCCATGGAAGGCTTGAGCGAGCGCCAGTATGCCGCCCGTGTTGGCCTGTCGCGCGGCGCGATTCAGAAGGCGAAGGCGACGGGACGGCTCGTTCTGCACGAAGATGGCAGTATCGACGCGGAGGCCAGCGATGCCCTGCGCGCGCAGGCGACCGATCCTTCGAAGACACGGAAACCTCCACAGCCGAAGCTGACGCCCGTTCCGGAAGCAGCGGTGTCCGCCGTTGGCGAGACGCTCAAGGAACAGGGGATGGCCGCGCCGCCGGTCGGCAGCGGCACCACCTTTCTGCAGGCCAAGACGGCGAACGAAGTGCTGAAGGCGCAGGAGCGGCGCCTCCGGCTGCAAAAGCTGAAAGGCGAATTGATCGACCGGGCCCGCGCATTGTCGCTGGTTTTCCGGCTGGCACGGCAGGAGCGCGATGTCTGGGTCAACTGGCCTGCGCGTGCCGCGGCGTTGATGGCGGCAGACCTCGGTGTTGAGCCCGCCAGGATGCAGAAAGTTCTGGAGAAACATGTCCGTGCCCAGCTCGACGAGCTTTCCGAGGTCAAACCCGATCTCCGGTGAGGATGCGTTTGAGGGCGCGGCGGTAATCCTGCGTGCCTGGGGTGAAGGCCTCAAGCCGGACCCGGACCTGACCGTTTCGGAATGGGCGGATCGGCACCGGATGCTCTCCGGTCGCGCCTCGGCCGAACCGGGGCGATATCGCACGGCCCGCACGCCCTACATGGGCGAGATCATGGATCGGCTGTCACCCGGCGATCCGACACAGCGGATCGTGTTCATGAAGGCCGCACAGGTTGGGGCGACGGAAGCTGGAAACAACTGGATCGGCTTCGCGATCCACCAGGCGCCTGGCCCGATGCTCGCCGTCCAGCCGACTGTGGAACTGGCCAAGCGCAACTCGCGCCCGCGAATCGACCCGCTGATCGACGAAAGCCCGGAGTTGCGCGAACGGGTCAAACCGGCACGCTCGCGTGACGCGGGCAACACCATGCTGTCGAAGGAATTCGCGGGCGGCATCCTGATCATGACCGGGGCGAACTCGGCGGTCGGGCTGCGGTCCACTCCGGCGCGCTACATCTTCCTCGACGAGGTCGACGCCTATCCGGCGTCCGCCGACGAGGAAGGCGATCCGGTCACGCTGGCCGAGGCCCGGTCGCTGACATTCGCCCATCGGCGCAAGGTGTTCCTTGTCTCGACCCCGACCATCCGGGGGCTCTCCCGCATCGAGCGGGAGTTCGAGGCCAGCGAGCAGCGCCGGTTTTTCGTGCCGTGTCCGCATTGCGGCCAGATGCAATGGCTGAAATTCGACCGGCTGCGCTGGCAGAAGGGGCAGCCGGAAACGGCGGAATATTATTGCGAAGGCTGCGAGGTGCCCATCGCCGAACACCACAAGACGGCGATGTTGCAGGCTGGCGAATGGCGCCCGACGGCCGAGGCGGCCGATCCCAATACCGTCGGCTACCACCTCTCGGCGCTCTATTCGCCCATCGGCTGGCTGAACTGGGAGCGGATCGTGCGGGCCTGGGAGGCGGCCCAAGGGTCTGATGAGGCGATCAAGGCGTTTCACAACACGATCCTTGGCGAGACATGGGTCGAGACTGGCGAGGCGCCCGACTGGCAGCGGCTTTACGACAGGCGCGAGCGCTGGAAGCCGGGCATCGTTCCCGCGGGCGGGTTGTTCCTGACGGCCGGGGCGGATGTGCAGAAGGACCGGATCGAGGTCGATGTCTGGGCCTGGGGCCGCGGGCTCGAAAGCTGGCTGGTCGATCACGTCGTGATCGAGGGCGGACCCGACCGGCAGGACGCTTGGTGTGACCTCACTGAATTGCTCGGCCGCACCTGGTCGCATGAGCGGGGCGCGCATTTGAAGATCGCGCGGCTCGCCATCGACACGGGCTACGAGGCCCCGGCGGTCTACGGTTGGGCGCGGGCGCAGGGGTTCACGCAAGTCGCGCCCGTCAAGGGCGTCGAAGGGTTCAATCGCGCCAGCCCGGTGTCGGGCCCGACTTACGTGGACGCGACCGAGGGCGGCAAACGCCTGCGGCGGGGCGCGCGGCTCTGGACCGTGGCGGTGTCGACCTTCAAGGCAGAGACCTATCGCTTCCTGAGGCTCGAACGGCCGACCGAGGAGGAACGGGCTGACGGCGCGGCGTTCTCGCCTGGCACGGTGCATCTGCCGCATTGGGTCGAAAACGAATGGCTGAAGCAGTTCGTCGCCGAGCAACTGGTCACCGTGCGCACCAAACGCGGCTTCGCCCGGCTGGAATGGCAGAAGCTGCGGGAACGCAACGAGGCGCTGGATTGTCGGGTCTATGCCCGCGCCGCCGCCTGGATCGCGGGCGCGGACCGCTGGACCGACGAGAAATGGTGCGACCTCGAGGATCAGCTCGGCGTCGCTGATCCTTCCGCGGATCCCGCGGGGCAGATCAACAGGCAGGCGCGGGCATCGCAGGGCAAACGCCGCTCCGACTGGCTTGGGCGGCGTGGGGGATGGTTCTAATGGCGGATTGGACGGAAACCGAATTGTCGGCGCTGCGCCGGGCCTATGCCAGCGGCACGACGCGGGTCAGCTATGACGGCAAATCCATCGACTACGGCTCAGCCGAGGATCTGCTGGCCCGCATCCGCACCATCGAGCGGGCCATCGCAGGCACGACCCGGCCACTGCCGGTCGCTGGACTCGCAGGCTTCTCGCGCGGAGATCGCTGATGCCAGCCAACTGGTTCGACCGCGCGATAGCCACGGTGGCACCCCGCGCGGCAGCCCGGCGTGTGCTGGCGCGGCAGGCGTTTGAAACCCTGGCGCGGGGCTATGACGGCGCCGCGCGTGGGCGGCGCACCGAGGGTTGGCGCGCGCCGGGCAGTTCCGCCGACACCGAGATCGGCATCGCCGGGGCTCTCTTGCGCGACCGCATGCGGGATCTCGTGCGCAACAATCCGCATGCCGCCAAGGCCGTGGCCGTGCTGGTCAACAACATCGTCGGTGCCGGGATCATGCCGCGCGCCGCCAGCGGCGATGACAAGCTGGACCGCACGGTGGACACGCTCTTCGCACGGTGGTCCGAGGCGGCTGATGCCGATGGCCAGCTCGACTTCTACGGGCTGCAGACGCTGATCTGCCGCGAGATGGTCGAGGCGGGCGAAGTGCTGGTGCGCCGACGCATGCGTCGATCCTCGGACGGGCTGCCGGTGCCGCTGCAATTGCAGGTGCTGGAGGCCGACTTCCTCGACTCGACGAAATCTGGCGCGCTCGGAACAGGTCGGCTCGTCCAAGGAATCGAGTTCGACGCGATCGGCAAGCGCCGGGCTTATTGGCTGCATGCCGAGCATCCCGGCGATGCCCATGGCGCCCTGCGAGCCGGTGCCAACAGCCTCCCGGTCCCGGCCACGGACATTGCCCATGTCTACGAGAAGCAGCGCACACAGGCGCGCGGCGTTCCCTGGGGCGCGCCGGTGATCCGATCTTTGCGCGATCTCGACGACTACGAGGTGGCCGAGATCGTGCGCAAGAAGACCGAGGCCTGCGTCACCGCCATCGTCTTCGGCGATGACGAAGCCCAGCAGGGCATCGCGCCTACGGTGGTCGATGCCGATGGCAACCGGGTCGAGCAGTTCGAACCCGGCCTCATCGCCTATGCCCGCGGCGGCAAGGACATCCGCTTCAACCAGCCGGCCGCCACTGGCGGCTATGGCGAATACAAGCGGGCCAGCCTGCACACGATCTCGGCCGGGTTCCGGGTGCCCTACGAGTTGCTGACCGGCGATCTCAGCCAAGTCAATTACTCCTCGACCCGCGCGGGGCTCGTGGAGTTCCGCCGGATGATCGACGCGGTGCAATGGCAGCTGTTCATCCCGATGCTCTGCGCGCCGGTCTGGCGCTGGTTCACGGAGGCCGCATGGGCGGCGGGGCGCATCCCGACACCGGAGGTGCCCGTGGAATGGTCGCCGCCGAAGTTCGAGGCGGTCGATCCGCAGAAGGACGCGATGGCGAACCTCCTGTCGATCCGCTCGGGCACGATGACGCTGGCCGA